TAGGTGCTTCTAAGATTGGTAAGAAGAAAGACCCTGAAGAAGTGGCTAGGAGAGAAGCCACTAAATCTTTGAAACTAATAGAAAAGTATGCCAAGTTGGGAATTGATATAACAAAGGATAATATTGAGGCAGTTTTGGTGTCATATCCTTCCGCATATAAGGCTGCCAAATATCTTACTATCGGAAAAGAGTGTCATTTCAATGGTATAAGGTCATTTATGAGAAACTATTTAGTCTCACACAGAATGTAAAACCTAGCAAACATATAGGCCACGTCAGTTCGTCAAATTGTCGATAAAATAATGTCCTTTAAGTTAAATGCTGCACGCTATCGATCTCTTCTCTGGCATCGGTGGCATCACTCACGGTCTGCGTGGCATCGTGGAGCCCATTGCCTACGTGGAAAAGAATGATGATGCCAGAGGGTTCCTAGCGCGGAAGCACCCCAACGTTCCTGTATTTGACGATGTGTGTACCTTTGACGCCACTCCATATCTTGGAAAGGTGGACATCATCACCGGCGGGTGGCCCTGTACCGGTTTCTCCACCGCGGGAAAGGGAACTGGTTTTGAACACGAGGCATCTGGTCTCTTCACCGAGGTCGTGCGCATCACCAAGGAGTGTCAGCCCAAGTATCTGTTCCTGGAAAATTCTCACACACTAGCAGCATACGAGAACATCAGTGTCATTGTGAAGGCCTTTGACGAGCTTGGGTATGACTGCAGGTGGACTTCGTGTCGTGCAACTTGCGTCGGCGCCCCTCACCAGCGCTACAGATGGTTCTGCCTGGTCGTGAAGAAAGGAGCAGGTATTGATTTTGAAATCCCAGTAATCGAGAAGTTCGACTGGGAAAACAACGAGCCACCGAGGCAGATAGAGAAGAACAACAAGACAAACAAACTCCGCGTCGGTTTCATGGGCAACGCGGTGGTTCCTGATCAAGTAAGATATGCAATGACTCTGCTCAGCACCCTAGAGAACAAAGTATTGGGCCCTAGCAACACCGACGGGTATTCTATTGATGGCAGGATTTACACGTTTGTCGTGAAGCATCCCACGAGGAAGCCCCTTAACATTGTTTTAACACCCAGAGAAAACGAGGCGTCGTTTGCCAAGATTTGCGACCCCAAGAAGGTTCTCACAAAGCCTGTGGTGAAGAAGTATTGGGCAACGCCTGTGTATAGCTGCATGAACTCCGCAAAGTGCCCGAGAACGCTCACCAAACGCGTGTCTAATATGCTGTCTGCGGTTGTTGGATTTTCTGAGGGAGGTAATAAGAATTGGTATCTCAGCGCACAGTGGCTAACTTATTTAATGGGATTTCCTCAAGATTATTGGTCTTGCGATGACGGGCTATCCTGAATTATCACATGAGCGTGCCATATATTCTTCACGCTCCGTAAATACTCAGGATTTACAAAACAAATGAACTTTCGACCTTGTGAATGCCGCGTCGCAATTTCTTTTATCTTTTCGTTGCTCAGTTGGTATGTGCTCCATATGAGGTAGTGCCTGGTGTTATCAACATCGTATGGGTACTCGTTCCGCATCCATGCTATTGGTCGCCCTTCCATCTTCTTGGTTATTACATCGGAAACTGTCACGCCATTTCTGTTTAATGCATCACAGTATTGGTTGTATTTCTCAAGAACTTCCTTTTTACGTGTGAATAAATCTAGGCGATCCAGCAGTACACACATAGTTGCATCTTCCCATAACATTTATTTACGCAAGTATTATTCTTGTGAAAATTTCATATCTTTTTGTTCAGCGTTAATAACCCTTAGCTGTTGGTTTTCATCTTTTAACTTAAAAAAAAAACGACGGCATACAATATAGACCAGATGAGCAGTGCTGATTTCAAAAGAGATCTTTTACAGTTTGGTGGGATAAATGCAACAAATGGAACAATTTACCTGAAAGGAAACATACGTATGTTGGGAAACGGGTCTGCTATGCCCCAACTCACAGTCGGGAATCTGACAGTCACTGGAAACGCGGTGATCCCTGGGATTAGTTTTGCTTCGTTATCCGTAGCAGGTAATATAACATCTGGACAATTTTTTATAGGCAATGGTGCTCTGCTCTCGGGGGTGACCAGCACCCTTCCAACCGCTGCGAACCTTGACATCATCGGCAATGTCACGGCCCCTGGGAATGTGTCAGTGGCTGGTCAAGTGAATGCCCTTGGCAACATTGTAGCACCCTTCTTCATCGGCAATGGCTCCCAGCTGACTGGTCTCGCATCAACATCACTCCCAGCAGTCGCGAATCTTGACATCCGTGGAAATGTCATAGGCGCATATGCCAATGTAACAAACATCATCGCAGCTTCCGGGAATGTAGGCACATTAGCAGGCGGTAACATCGCTGTAAGCGGGCAAGTCAACGCCCTCGGCAACGTTGTAGCACCCTTCTTCATCGGCAACGGCTCTCAGCTGTCTGGTCTGTTGACATCACTCCCAGCAGTCGCAAATATTGACATCCGTGGAAATGTCATAGGCGCATATGCCAATGTAACAAACATCATCGCAGCTTCCGGGAATGTAGGCAATGTGCTCCTCGCGGGTGGCAACATTGCTGCGAGCGGACAAGTCAACGCCCTCGGCAACGTTGTAGCACCCTTCTTCTTTGGCAATGGCTCCCAGCTGACCGGCCTGCTCACATCACTCCCAGCAGTCGCAAATATTGACATCCGTGGAAATGTCATAGGTGCATATGCCAATGTAACAAACATCATCGCAGCTTCCGGGAATGTAGGCAATGTGCTCCTCGCGGGTGGCAACATTGCTGCAAGCGGACAAGTCAATGCCCTCGGCAACGTTGTAGCACCCTTCTTCATTGGTAATGGCTCCCAGCTGACCGGCCTGCTCACATCACTCCCAGCAGTCGCAAATATTGACATCCGTGGAAATGTCATAGGTGCATATGCCAATGTAACAAACATCATCGCAGCCGCTGGAAACGTAGGTAAAGTGCTCCTAGCGGGCGGCAACATTGCTGCGAGCGGACAAGTCAATGCCCTCGGCAACGTTGTAGCACCCTTCTTCATTGGTAACGGATCTCAGCTGACGGGTGTCATTGCTTCTGGTGTCCAATCTCTCGATGTCCGCGGTAACATCATTGGTGCGTACGCCAACGTGACAGACATCTTTGCAGCTGCAGGAAACGTAGGTAACGTGCTCCTAGCGGGCGGCAACATTGCTGCGAGCGGACAAGTCAACGTCCTCGGCAACGTTGTAGCACCCTTCTTCATAGGTAATGGCTCCCAGCTGACGGGCGTCATTGCTTCTGGTGTTCAGTCTCTTGATGTCCGTGGCAATGTCATCGGTGCGTACGCCAATGTGACAGACATCTTTGCAGCTGCAGGAAACATAGGTAACGTGCTCCTAGTAGGCGGGAACATTGCTGCGAGCGGACAAGTCAATGTTCTTGGCAATGTGGTTGGAAACTTCTTCATTGGAAATGGGTCACTATTGACAGGAGTGGCATATACCCCACCCACCGTGTCGAGTTCGGATATACGTGGTAACATCATTGGTGCATACGCCAACGTGGCAAATATTATTGCAGCTGCAGGAAACGTAGGTAACGTGCTGCTCGTGGGTGGCAACATTGCTGCGAGCGGGCAAGTCAACGTCCTCGGCAACGTTGTAGCACCCTTCTTCATTGGTAATGGCTCCCAGCTGACAGGCGTCATTGCTTCCGGTGTTCAGTCTCTTGATGTCCGTGGCAACGTCATCGGTGCATACGCCAATGTGACAGACATCTTCGCAGCCGCTGGAAACGTAGGTAACGTGCTCCTAGCGGGCGGCAACATTGCTGCAAGCGGGCAAGTCAACGCCCTCGGCAACATCGTAGCACCCTTCTTCATTGGTAATGGCTCCCAGCTGACCGGCGTCATTGCTTCTGGTGTTCAGTCTCTTGATGTCCGTGGCAATGTCATCGGTGCGTACGCCAATGTGACAGACATCTTTGCAGCTGCAGGAAACGTAGGTAACGTGCTCCTAGTAGGCGGGAACATTGCTGCGAGCGGACAAGTCAATGTTCTTGGCAATGTGGTTGGAAACTTCTTCATTGGAAATGGGTCACTATTGACAGGAGTGGCATATACCCCGCCCGCAGTGTCGAGTTCGGATATACGTGGCAACATCATCGGCGAATATGCCAACGTGTCCAACCTCATACTCAACTCCAACGACGTATCCTTGGGGTTAAATGCCGGTATTACTAACCACGGTTTGAATTCCGTGGCGATCGGAAGAGCTGCGGGACAGTCCAACCAGGGTGCCAATTCGGTAGTGGTAGGGTTTAGCGCAGGATTTTCTAACCAGGGGACGCTATCTGTGGCAGTGGGGACCAGTGCTGGTTTGGCTAACCAAGGTGCGTGTGCAGTAGCGGCAGGGTTCAACGCGGGTCAGGATCTGCAAGGCACGTCTTCCGTTGCATTAGGGGTGGCTGCCGGAAGTCAGACCCAGGGTGGCAATGCCGTGGCAGTAGGGATAGCCGCGGGTCTCACCAGTCAGGGGCAATCTTCCGTTGCCGTGGGGTCGTGGGCTGGGTGGACTAGACAAGGTAACCTGTCTGTGGCAATGGGTGCAAATGCTGGAGCTACCAGCCAAGGTATTTCTTCTGTGGCGATAGGCGCACTTGCAGGAGCTACTAACCAAGGTACAATGTCAGTGGCGGTGGGGTCTAGCGCTGGAATTACTACTCAGGGGGCGTGTGCAGTGGCGGTGGGGGCGAATGCTGGCCTTACTAGCCAAGGTATACAAGCTGTATCTATGGGATTGAATGCTGGACGTACTTCTCAGGGAGGGGCAGCCGTGGCACTAGGGGCAAGTGCAGGCCAGATTTCCCAAGGTGCGTCTTCCGTGGCAATAGGGCAATTGGCAGGCGTCACTAGCCAAGGTTCGTATGGCGTGGCAATAGGTTGGGGCGCTGCACAAGGTACCCAAGGTGCGTGTGCCGTGGCAATAGGGTTTACCACGGCAAGTGGGACACAGGGTAGAGAGTCTATAGCAATAGGGTTTAGTACAGCAAGCAATAGTCAAGGTTCACAATCTGTGGCGTTAGGGACCAGTGCTGGATTTTCTGCGCAAGGTAATTTAGCCGTCGCAATAGGGTATCTGGCAGGAAGGACTGCCCAAGGCGATTCTGCCGTGGCATTCGGGACCAGCGCAGGATTTACTTCCCAACGCGCAAATGCCGTGGCGATAGGGACCAGCGCAGGACTTACTACCCAGGGGGCGTCTGCCGTGGCCATAGGGACAAACGCAGGTCTTACCACCCAAAGCGCATCTGCCGTGGCGATTGGCGCTTTGGCAGGGGTTACTAGCCAGGGGGCACAAGCCGTGACAATAGGTCCGAGTGCAGGAAATTTTGAACAAGGCGCATGTGCCGTGGCAATAGGGTCCAGCGCGGGAAATTCTAGCCAGGGGGCATCTTCCGTGGCGATGGGGTTTCAGGCTGCCCAGTCTACACAAGGCACAGGTTCCACAGCAATAGGGCATAATGCAGGACAGGCTAACCAAGGTATAAGAGCCTTGGCGGCGGGGTTCAATGCGGGGCAGACTAACCAGGGGGCATCTTCCGTGGCACTAGGGTTTAGTGCCGGCGGGGGTACCCAAGGCACACAAAGTGTGGCAATAGGATCAAGCGCAGGCCTTACTAGCCAAGGTGCGTGTGCCGTGGCAATAGGAGCATTCGCAGGCCTTACTAACCAGCACGCAAACTCCATTGTCATCAACGCGACAGGAGGCGCCCTCAACTCGCCTGCCGCGGGCACATTGACGATCGCACCCATCAGAAGCGTCGCAGCATCCAACCCGGTGCTCGTGTACAACACCACCACAAAAGAAATAACATACAACTCAACCATAGATATCTTGGCAGCCTCTGGAAACGTAGGAAACGTGCTCCTCGTGGGTGGCAACATTGCTGCGAGCGGGCAAGTCAATGTCCTTGGTAACGTTGTAGCACCCTTCTTCATCGGCAATGGCTCTCAGCTGACCGGAATCGCAAGCTTCACACTCCCAGCAACGGCAAACCTTGACATCAGTGGCAATGTCATCGGCGCGTACGCCAATGTGACAGACATCTTCGCATCTTCCGGAAACGTAGGTAATGTGCTCCTAGCAGGCGGGAACATTGCTGCGAGCGGACAAGTCAATGCCCTCGGCAACGTTGTAGCACCTTTCTTCATAGGTAATGGCTCCCAGCTGACAGGCGTCATTGCTTCCGGTGTTCAGTCTCTTGATGTCCGTGGCAACGTAATAGGTGCATACGCCAATGTGACAGACATCTTTGCAGCCGCAGGAAATGTCAGGAACGAGCTCATAGTCGGGGGAAACGTTGATGTAAGTGGGCAAGTCGACGTCCTCGGCAACGTTGTTGGAAACTTCTTCATTGGCAACGGCTCTCTGCTGACCGGAATATCGTCTGGGGGGTCGCTCCCCGCGGTCGCGAACATCGACGTCCGTGGCAACATCATCGGCGCGTACGCCAACGTGTCGAACCTCATACTGAACTCTGCTTTTATAGCATTGGGTTCCAATGCGGGCCTCGTTAGCCAGGGCGCATCTGCCGTGGCGATAGGTGCATCTGCAGGAGGTAATACCCAAAGCGGGACCGCTGTAGCAATAGGGACTAGTGCTGGATGGAACACACAAGGGGGGTGTGCAGTGGCAATAGGATGCCTGGCGGGCCTTACTTCCCAAGGTGCTAATTCCGTTGCAATCGGCGCAAATGCGGGTGTCACTTCTCAGGGGGTCTCTTCTGTGGCAATAGGGGCCAGCGCAGGCCAGACTTCCCAAGGTGCAACTGCCGTGGCAATAGGCAAATTGGCTGGAAGTAATGCCCAAGGTGCAGCTACCGTGGCAATAGGAGAAGGAGCGGGCCGTACTAGCCAAAAAGCGTATGCCATAGCAATAGGATGGTCGCCGGGAAGTAATACCCAAGGTTTTTCTGCGGTGGCAATAGGGCCAGGAGCAGCAGGCACTAGCCAAGGTACGCAAGGTGTGGCAATAGGGTCTAGTACAGCATATCAGGGCCAAAGTGCGTCTGCCGTGGCAATAGGCACATATGCGGGAGGCACTTCCCAAGGTTTTTCTTGTGTGGCAATAGGAGCATTAGCAGCAGGCACTAACCAAGGTTCACTTTGCGTGGCAATAGGACCAGCCGCAGGAGCTACTAGCCAAAGGGATTATTCAATTGCAGTAGGGGCATTTGCAGGAAGTAACATTCAAGGGGCATCTTCCGTGGCAATAGGGGCCAGCGCAGCATTTACTGCCCAAGGTGCAAGTTCTGTGGCAATAGGGACGAGCGCAGGACTTACTTCCCAACGCGCGAATGCCATAGCATTAGGAACGAGTGCAGGAGGTAACGCACAGGGGTTTTGTGCCGTGGCAATAGGGACATTGGCAGGAAGCAATACCCAAGGTGCAAATGCAATTGCAATCGGCGCAAATGCGGGTGTCACTTCTCAGGGCGTGTCTGCCGTGGCAATGGGAGCATTCGCAGGATTTACTAGCCAAGGGGCAAATGCCGTGGCAATAGGAGCATTCGCAGGAAGTAATGCCCAGCATGCAAACTCCATTATCATCAACGCGACAGGAGGCGCCCTCAACTCATCTGCTGCGGGCACATTGACAATTGCGCCCATCAGAAGCGATGCAGCTTCCACACCGGTGCTCGTGTATAATGCCACCACAAACGAAATAACGTACAACTCATCCACGAGGAACATCAAGAAAAACATTATCGACCTCACCGCGAATACTTCTCACGTGTACGACATCCGACCGGTAGAATACGACGCTATTTCGGATGACAGACATTACGTAGGGTTGATTGCGGAGGAGGTGTACGAGGCCGATCCTTACTTTGCCTGGATGCAGAACGGTAACCCCGCGGGCATTGAGTGGTTCAACATCCTCTTGTACACGGTGGCGGAAATGAAGAAATTGAAGGCCCGACTGGACATTGTGGAACAACGGTGATAAATCACAAAAAACCGTTCGTCTTGTTCTCGTTCGTTAATTTATCGAGGAAGCTCTCCGTGTGAGTCTCCATCTTCTGCTGGAGCGTCTTCACGCTTGCGGGAACCTCGTGGTGGAAAGCAACAGAATCAGCCATCTTTTCCTGTGGACTTTATCTCGTTGTCAACGTTCTCGGCAACGTCAGTGTAAAATTTCTTGGTCTCTACGGGAAATTTGTACATTCGGTGGTCGCCGGACGCGCACATCTTTATGACGTCTGCCGCAGGGATTTGCTTGTCTTTCTTCTTGCCAGAGTCAAATGATGGTGTGGACATTTCCTTCATGCTCCGTTGAACTCTTGGCGGCATATACGGTATGTAGTAGTCATCGTCATACACGTCAGCATTCTTGACAAGATATTCGTTTCTGTATCTCTTGAGGTCCTTGGCGACTTCCTTGCCGGTGACGGGGTCTACATGCCTGACCACATTCTTGTCGGCATCGTATTTGATTACTTTTTGTTCTGCTTTCGTACCACGTGTATACTTGAACAATATTGCGGGTATTTCATGGGGGTCGGCGCATCGCAGCTCCTCCACGCAATCTTGATTCTTCACCGCTTCTTGAATTGAAGCAATGACTGTTTTATCTGGAACTTGTAGTGTGATGTTAATTGTATTATTCTGTGTGCCAATGTTGTTCATGATTTCAACATCTCCTGTGGTTATGGATGACACGTTTCCAGATGTGTTGATTTTCTTGATATCTTCTTCCCATACAAAGTTTCTGGATTCAGATTTGATTGTATGGCCACAAGAAGTCTTCTTATGTCGAGAAGCATTCCCTGGATGTATTGTTTCAAAACCACAACCACATAAATAGAAAGAAGTTCTGTGTGTCTTATATATAGACATCTTGATATAAAAAGAACATAAATTATTAAGTTATTTTACATTGTTGTGAGTATCTTTGAGTATCATAATCTCACGCGGTAGTGTAGTTTATAGTTGTGAGTATCGTTAGTATCTTTTTATTTTTTTTTTTTTTTTTTTTAATTTTTTTTTATTTTA